GAAATGCCAACTGATAAAATAGCACAAGTTATTGCTCATGATGGTAGACATAGAAATAGAGCTTTAGAAGAACTGAATCGAGAATCATTAGTAAGGATTACTCCAACTTTTGACTCTAAAACACCATCTTTAAGCAAAATTGGTGAGCCAGTCGATTTATATTCTGAAGTAAGTTCAATGCAAAAAGGTGATGAAGGTGGCAAAAAAATAGGAAGTTCTAAAGATTTATTGAAACTTTTGTCTGCTTTCGGTGCTTTACCATTTATAACAGGAGAGCAAACAGATGAATAGAAGTCAATTTAGTAAATTATTAAAAGGAGGTGATTCAAAAATGATGCATGGCAAAAAGAAAATGGCCAAAGGTAAAAAGAAAATGACAGCTAAAAAGAAAAAAATGACTAAAGGTAAAAAGAAAGGATATTGATGTCTAGAAAAGATGTTGTGATAAATGTTACTGGTGTTTCTATGTCTGGAGGTGTAAAAGATACTAGTTCTCCTGCCAAACCATCTGAAATTATTGCAGAAACAATGGGTAGAGAAACAGACTCAAATAAAATATTAAATATTTTAGAAAGTGAACAAAATGACAGTAACAGATCTGCTTCAGAAAATAAAAACAAACCTGAAGCATAGAAAAACTGAAATCGGAATGAGTATGGTTGAAGGTCGAATGGCTGATCTTCAATCGTATCATAAACACGTCGGTGTCGCTGAAGGATTACAACAATCCATTGAGATTATCGATGAAACATTGAAAAAATTAAATGAAGAGGATGATTAACATGTCTCATCAACATGAATATAAGGATGAAGATACAGAAGCCACGATAACTTCTGATCTTTTGCCAGTGCCTTTAAACTGGAAAGTTCTAATAAAGCCTAATCAAGCAAAAACAAAAACAGAAGGTGGTTTAATTTTAACTGCACAATCTAAAGACAATGAAGATTATTTAATTGCTTCTGGAAAAGTTGCTGCAATGGGTGATTTAGCTTATCGTGATCGTGACACAGGTATTTCTTGGAAAACTAATGCTATTCCTAGAGTAGGAGACAGAGTTACATATGGAAAATATGCTGGTCAAAAAATAACAGTTAATGGTGTTAAGTTTTTATTGCTTAATGATGATGAAATCACATCTATTTTGCAAGAGGGAACTGATATCATGGCTTATGTAACGTAAACTTGGAGTCGTACCATGGAAAAAGAAGAAGTAGAAAAAGAAATAGAAGCTGAAATTAAAAAAGCTAAAGGTGAACCAGAAGATTTTCAAATAGAAATAACTGATGATCCTGTTGAAGAAGCGAAAGATGTCGCTGAAGAGAAAAAAGCTGAAGAAGAGCAGAAACCTCAAGAAGATCCTGAGTATGGTCAAAAAGTGCAAAAAAGGATTGCTAAATTAGTTGAGCAAAGAAGAGCTGCAGAGTTACAAGCTAAAGAAATGCAAGAACAGAATAGTCAACTTAATGCTAGATTGTCTCGTCTTGAGCAAGGCTCAGAAAAAAGTGCAGCAGACCAATTTAAAACAAGATACAACCAAACTAGACTTGCACTTAAAAAAGCAGTTGAAGAAGGTGATACTGAAGCTCAAATTAATTTTCAAGAACAATTAGCTGATATGAGAGCAACAATAAGAATTGCTGAAATTCAAAGGCAACAAAAAGCACAACAGAATACTTCTCCAACTGTAGGCAAAGCTCAGCAAACTGTTCAAAATCCTGCACCACCTAAAGCTATTGATTGGTGGCAGAAGAATAATTGGTTTAATTCACCAGGATTTGAACGAGAAACTGCTGCTGCAAGGGCAATAGATGTTCAGCTCGATGTAGAAGGATTTGATAAAAATTCAGATGAATATTACGAAAATTTAAATTCTCGTTTACTTTCTGTCTTTCCTGAGTTAAACTCATCTGCAAGTCCGAGTAAACCGAAGGTGAAAAGTAGACCACCTGTCGCTCCATCTACTGGCGCACCTCAAAAATACAAGGGCAATAGAGTGCGTATGTCTCAAGAACAATTGAGAATGGCTAGAGAACTTGGAATAACAGATGAAAGTAGTCTTAAAAAATATGAAGCTGAAATCAGAAAACAAGAGAGGAACTAGTTATGGTTGAGAAAAGAAATGTGCGTGCAAACGAAATAAGAGATTCTATAAGACAGCAAAAGCCTGCTGTTTCATGGAAACCTCCGTCATTGTTGGATGCTCCAGAATGTCGTCCAGGATATGTTCAACGATGGATAACTACCTCGATTCAGGGTAAAGAAACTCCAGATAATGTATACAAACGTATGCGTGAAGGCTGGAATCCACGCTCTGCTGACTCAGTGAAAGATAAGCGATACCCAACTATCAATCACGGTGAGTGGAAAGGCTGTATAGGAATTGAAGGAATGTTGCTTTGCGAAATGCCAGAAGAAACCCATAGGTCTATGAAGGCATATTACAATCAAAGAAACTCAGAGCAAAATGAAGCAGTTGCTTCAGACCTTGATGCGTTAGGACGAAAAACAGGACAACCTATTTATCAAACTAGGGAGTCTACTTCGAGTCGTGGTAGAGATTTATCTATCATGGATGATAAATGAAACTTAATTTAGGAGCAAAAAATGGCTAATGTAAATGCAGCCTTTGGGCTAGTCCCAATCCGCCATATGAGTGGTAATGCTCCTCGTGCAAATAAATACACAATTACAAGTGGTTTGGCAGAGAACATCTTCACAGGTGATCTTTGTATTCTTACAGCAGATGGTGTAATTACACCTCATACTGCTACAGAAACAAACAACATTGGTGTATTTGCAGGAGTGAGTTATACTGCATCAGATGGTTCTTATGTCTATAGCGAGTATTGGCCAAGTGGCACAACAGCTACAGAGATAATCGCTTATGTATACGATGACCCTTATATCGTCTATAAAATACAATCAGCTGGTACTCCAGCTCAGACAAATATTGGTAATTGTGCTGATGTTGTCGCAGGAGCAGGATCTACAACAACTGGTCGTTCAGGTTTTAGTTTAAATGGTACTATGAGTAATGGTACAGCTACATGTAAAATATTAGCTTTACATGAAACACCTGATAATTCAATGGCGCAGTATGCAGTTTTAGAAGTGCTTATTAATGAGCATGTTCTAAAAGCAACTGCTGGTATATAGGAGGGCATGAATAATGGCGATGAATAGAGCACAATTTGCTAAAATGCTCGAACCAGGATTGAATACTCTTTTCGGTCTTGAGTATGATAGCTATCCTCCTGAATACACAGCAGTATTTTCTTCAAATACTTCAAGTAAAGCTTTTGAAGAAGATGTGTTATTAGAAGGCTTCGGAAATGCACCAACAAAAGCTGAAGGTGCAGCAATATCTTATGATAGTGCGAGTCAACAATGGACTGCACGCTATCAGCATGAAACTATCGCTTTAGCGTTCTCAATTACTGAGGAAGCAGAAGAAGATGGTCAGTATGGGTCAATTGCTTCAAGATATACTAAAGCACTTGCACGCTCAATGGCTGCGACCAAAGAGCTAAAAGCTGCAGATATTTTGAATAATGCGACAACTGCTGGTACTTATGCTGGTGGTGATGGAGTTGCTTTGTTAAGCACATCACACCCAACAAGAAGTGGAAATCAGAGTAATACTTTGGCAACAGCTGCAGATCTTTCTGAAACTTCATTAGAGTCTATGTTAATACAAATAGCAGACATGAAGGATGATAGAGGTCTAAGAGTTGCTGCACAAGGTACAACTCTTGTTATTCCAACTGCATATACCTTTACAGCTGAGAGACTTTTAGAATCTCAGTTAAGGACTGGAACAGCAGACAATGACATTAATGCTATCCGATCAGGTGGTTATTTGCCTAAAGGATATCATGTAATGCGTCGTCTATCTGATTCAGATGCATTTTTCATTTTGACTGATGTTCCTGATGGAATGAAAATGTTCCAAAGGACTCCTATGAAAAAAGGTATGGAAGGTGACTTTGAAACAGGAAATGTTCGTTATAAAGTAAGAGAGAGATATTCTTTCGGTTTTACTGATTGGCGTGGCATATTCGGTTCTGAAGGAGCTGCATAAATAACTGAGGGAGAGTGAAAGCTCTCCCTTTTAATCTTACTGACAGCAATTGCTGACACTAGCCAAGACAGGAGATTTTAAAATGGCTGTACACTTTACTGGACCAATTCTTTTCGCAGGAAAAGAAAATCCTAAAAAATGGTTTGAAAATTTACCAATAGACAGAAACCCTGATTATGTTGTTTATATGGATGACTTTACTGGCATTGCATTAGATTCAACTAATGATTGGACTGTCGTAAAAGATTCAAGTGCGTCTGTTGCAATCGCAGCTGATGTTGATAGTGGTGCTTTGACAATGAGTTCTCAAGCGACCACCGACGATGATGGTTCTTCTATACAGGGAAATGAAATTTTTGCTGTAAGTTCTGGAAGAGACATTTGGTTTGAAACTAAAATAACTCCGACAGATGCTGAAGGTGATGCAATGGAGATTTGCATTGGTTTAACAGTTAATTTTGCCACTAATCCAGAAAATATGTTGGCTGCAGCTGACAGAATTGTTTTTCAAGTAGATGATGGTGATAGTAATATTGATTGTATTACAGAAAAAGATGGAACTGCAACTACAACTGATTCTGGCATTGATATTGCTAGTGGAACAGCAGTTACATTGGGTATTCATGTAAAAAGCACAGGATCAGTAGAATTTTTTGTAAATAGATCTTTAGTTGCTACACATACAGATAATATACCAGATGATGAAAATTTAGCACTTGGTGCAATGCAGCTTTCAGGTTCAGCTACAGGTACAAAATCAATGAATGTTGATTATATATTTGCAGCTCAAAATAGGTAATGGAGATTTAAATGGCTGAGAGAAAAAGAGCTAGAACAAAAACTGGCAAATTTATCCCAGACGACCCATCTACTCCTGAAATTAATGAAGCTTGGGTTACAACAAAACCTAAGAAGAAAGCATCTAATAAAGCACTTCCTGAAAAAGGAAGTGCTGAATACAAAGCAATGTTTTTACGTGGTGAAATATCGGAGTGATAAATGGCAGATATCGTTACAACAAATAAAATATCAGAAAGTACTAATGAGGTTGTTTATGCTTTCCAATATCAATATGTTGATACAGGAAATGAAAGTGCAGTTTCTAAAATAGATGTATCAGCTTTAGCAACAAATGCTGATGGTGAAACATGTACTGGAATTAGAATAGTAGAGTGTTGGTGGGTAATATCAGCTATGACAGTTGAAATATTAGCTGCTGCAGATACTAATATAATCATTATGCATTTAACTGAAGGACAATCTGGTTATCAAGATTTTTCAAAGTTTGGTGGGTTACCTAATAGCAAGTCTTTTGGCACTAATGGAACTGGTGACATTAAATTTACAACTACTGGTGCAGGTGCAACAGGAGATGCATATCAAATTGTAATTAGAGGGATTAAACAGTACTAATGGCAACTTCTGGATCAGTAGTATTTAGACCGAATATTGAAGAAATTATTTCAGAATCTTTTGAGCGATGTGGCATTGATACTCAAACTAGGACTGGGTATTTTGCAAAATCTGCAAGAAGGAGTTTAAATCTACTGTTTTCAGAATGGGCAAATAGAGGAATCAATTATTGGGCAGTTAGCAACAACACATTATCTTTAACAAGTGGAACATCTAATTATGCATTGCCTGCAGGAACAATAGATATTATAGATGCTGTAATTAGAGAAGATGATACAGATCAAATGATTAATAGAGTTTCTATAGCAGAATATAATCAAATTCCTAATAAAACAGAAACAGGAAAACCGAATCAATATATGATTGATAGACAATACACTCCGCAAATTTATTTTTGGCAAGTTCCAGACGCTTCATACAGCATGGTTTATTGGGCAGTAAATCAACTCGATGATGTGACTTTATCTAATCAAGATGCAGATGTTCCTTATCGTTGGACAGATTGTATTTGTGCAGGATTGGCTGCGAAATTATCTTTAAAATATGCTTCTGATAGATATCAACTTTTAAATGACGTTTATGAAAAATCTTTTAGTTTTGCTTCTTCAGCAGATAATGATGGTGTTAATTTGAGGGTTCAACCGACAGCGTTGAATTTAATTTAATGGCAAGAAACGCAAAAGGCAAAAAATCTTACGCAATAAGCGACAGAAGTGGTTTTAAAGTTAGATACACTCAACTTAAAACTACATGGGATAATTTACGTGTTGAGCCTGAAGAATTTGAACCAAAGCATCCACAATTAACTCCTGCAAAAAATGTAATAGATGCAACTAGTTTATTTAATCCAAGACCAGACAACGATCCTGAAAATGCAACTATTTTTGTAGGATTTAATTATGATTGGTCTGTAGACCCAAGAACTATAAGTAAAAATGCTCCTGGAGGAAAAAGTGAAGTCGGTTTTAGAAACACAGATTTAGAAACATCTTTTGCTCTAATC